AGTTGAAATCTTGTTTTTCCTGCTCCAAAATATCCTCCATGAACGCCAGCAGCATCAGTATCAGGACTAACAACATAAATACCAAAAGCGGATTGCTCTACATTAAAATAATCATTTCCTGATATAACAGGGTTTCCATAACCATTTATACCATCACCAGTTGAACCAGATATACCATGCGTCATTCCACCATTCCAAGTAATATCAAATGTCTTATTTAATGTCGCATTTATTGCGTGTGATGACGCTGTTGAACCAACAAATGGATACATAGCAATCATCTTACTATAAAGTCCTGCTGTCTTTAATTCTTCAAATAATGTATTAACCGCATTATTGATGGTTGGGTTTGTTGTTCCACCTGCCGCGATTACATCTTCAAGATATGCGTTCGCATCAACATCAGGAACTAACTGGCAACTTGGGTTATTCTCCAATAGATAAGTTCCTTGTCCTGAAATACCTGATGAATAATTACCTTCTTTTGGGAAACCTTGACTACTATATGTTGGATATGCGGCATAAGTGGCCGGCCAACTTATAGATTGTCCGCAAGGATTACCAGCGACATTATAGTTGATAAACTTAACTATAGAAACTTGTTCTGTCCTTAAAAAACTCTCATATACATTACCCATAAAATGAGTAGTTGTTTGTATTCCATTACTTGTTTTTAATATATATAATGCCTTTGATTTTGGGTCTGTATCACTACATATAATATCGTAGTCATCAGGAACTTTACTACTATATTGTAAATAACCTTGTCCCACATATTCATAAAGTCCTGAATAAGAAATACTTTCTCCATCGGCCGTTATATAAACACAAGGAGAAGACCCAACCTGAAGACCACAAGAAACAGGCACTCCTTCATAAGTTAAATCTATCGTATATTCCCCATTAAAGTTTTCAGTTTCAATAGTATAAGGTATAGTTTGAGAACCATAACTTATACTACCACCTGAAAAGGGGTAAAAGGTTATATCACCTGTATAACCATTAAAGTTTGAACTTGTGATTGTTATTTGAGACATATTATATTATTATGTTGTTCTTACTTTTAATGCTCCGTTGTCGTGATACATACCTCCTAATGGAACTCCACCTGCGGCTGCTGCTGTATCTCCACTATAATTTAATGAAGCGTAATTACCAATAGTTAAGGTTGGAACAATTACTTCGTCATCGTGATTTGAGGTAAAACCACTACCACCAAGTATAACACTTCTCGCATGTGTATTTATAATATTTGTATCACCTCCAATTATTGCTGAATTATCTACTATTGATGAATTAAGAATATCATTATTTATACCACCACCAATAAATGCGTTATTAGCATTAGTAATATAATTTGTAGTTCCACCAACAATACTATTACCAACTTGGTTATAAGCGTTAATCCAATTATCATTACCACTAATAAAACCATAAGCCGTTCTTAAATTATTACTAAATCCACCAGCAATAACACTATCACTTTTTGTTATACTATTACTATTTCCACCTAAAATTGCGGTATTATTTTGTTCGTTTAAGTTATTATTTCCTCCACCAAAAAAGTTTCTACGACCATAATTATTAGTATTATTATCACCACCAATAAATGCGGTATTATCACTCAATCTTCCTAATCTATTACTGGTTCCACCTATCATAGCGGAGTTATTACTACCCGTGTTATTTTGTGCCGCCGAAAACTCATTTAAATAACCACCAATAAAGACATTTCTATTTAAAGATTGATTAGTAAATGTTCCTGTATTTATCGTATTACCTGAACCACCAGCAAAAAAGTTGTCGTTAATTGTCGTTTCATTTGATACATCACCATAAAGGATTTCGTGTCCCTTATCTATCTGTATTATATTAGATGTATTTTCAGTTGATGCTGAAAAGAATGATGAACCACCACCGGCACCACTTAATAGTGTTGATACTTTTATTTTACTCGTTGTTGTCTCCCCACTATCAACTATAACGAGCAAGTCATTATCTGTCTTACCTGTTTGTTCGGGGAGTTGAGGGATTGTTTTATTCATTTTTTATATTGTTATTTATGTTAATCTTACTCTTAATTCTCCGTTATTTTGATATACACCTCCTAACGGAACTCCTCCTACTCCCGCTGCGGTGTCTCCTGAAAAGTTTAATATACTATAATTTCCTATCGTCATAGTTGGAACAATAACCTCGTTGTCGTGATTTGAAGTGAAACCACTACCACCGACAATTACACTATTTGTATGTCCTGATATGTAGTTAGTATCTCCACCGATAATAGCCGAATACATCGGGATTGTTGGAGTGCTAACAATATCATTATTTATACCACCACCGATGAAACATTCATTAGTATTTGCCATATAATTTGTAGTTCCACCAACAATACTATTACCATTTCTATTATAAGAATTGATATAATTATCATAACCACTAATAGAACCAGAGGTTGTTCTTATATAATTGGAAAAACCACCAAGAACTACAGAACGAGATGAACCAACAAAATTACTATTTCCACCTAAAATTGCGGCGTCTTGTTGAGCCATATTATTATTTTCTCCTCCACCCAAAAAGTTATTACCACCATAGTTAATTTGATTATTAAAACCACCAACAAATGAACTCCTACTACCTGCTCTATCTATAAAATGACTTTCACCACCAATAAACGAGGCATCGTCAGTTCTCGCTCCATTAGCATTAGTTCCAACAAGGTTGTCTTTACCACCTATAAAAATATTTCTATTGAAATTATTGTTTAAATAGGTTTCAGCATCTATGGTATTTCCTGAACCACCCAAAAAGAAATTATCATTTATAAGTGGATTATTTGAGGGGTCATTAAAGAATATATTATGTCCCCTATCTGTCTGTAATACATTAGATGTATTTTCAGTTGTAGCAGTAAAAAAAGATGAACCACCAATACCTTCCAAAAGTGTTGATACTTTAATCTTACTCGTAGTCGTTTCACCACTATTAACTATTACAAGTAAATCGTCATCTGTTTTACCTGTTTGTTCGGGGAGATTTGGTATTGTGGTATTAGCCATAATTTTTTATTATAATTCTATTATTTGAACTGAAAAACCTTTTGTTTCCAACTCTTCTTTTATCTTTTCATTTGAGAACATTAGAATATCACTACCATCAGTTGTTCTATCATAATCGTATCTATACTTTAGTGGAACACTATATTCCAAAGGCCATTTACCTTCCATATAGTCGTTTTCACTTACCCAATATCCAACTTGGGTAAATACTCTTTTTCCTGAAGTATCTAATGATGGGTCAATTCTACAATAAGCGGAGTTAAGAACCACTCCACTACTTAATTCAATATTTCCTTGTATGTTTAAAGCCATTTCTTCTTTTTAAAAAATCATTTATAGAGGGTAAAAATCAATATTATCCCCACCTTGAGTAGTTAATTCATTTCCGTTCTGTGCGAGGATATGGTATGTTTCAACTAATACATAGTCAAAATCACAAGGTGGGGGAACAGGTGGTGCCGGTGGAACACCAGGCGCTCCAACCCAACCAGCAACCCATCTTGCTTTTTTGTTTCCAGGAACAGGAGCCCCTCTTCGTGCTCCCATAACTGGTTTTACCCCTGCGGGTATATATCTTTTACCATTCCATCTAATCATTTTAAGGGGGTATATTTTTAATAAAAGGGGTGAGGAGGGAACTACCCCTCACTCACACCTCTTTAGTTTAATTAAACCGCGTCAAAAGTAATACCACTAAAGACATCGTCAATAGTCGTAGATACTTCTATCTCTCTTGTAGCAGCGGGCTCTCCTGAAGATGCGGTCATAGTTGAACCATTCGCATCTGTAAAGGCAGCACCCGTGAATACTGAACCATCAGTAATAGTCAAACCATTAACCTCACCAGGGAACCAGTATCTTCCATTATTATCTTCAACAACACAGAAAAACTCTGGTTGCTTCGTTAATTCAAACCATGCCTTTCTCAAGACATTATCATATTTTGCCAAGTTCAAAGTCAAAGTCGGCTGATAAACGATACTATTTGAAGTAGCATTTACAGCGATTGTCTCTTCAAAAGAAGAAGACCCTTTAACGAGTTCAAACTTATACATAACACCAGTTCCACTAATTGCGGTAATCTGGTCGTCAGCATCAGTAGTGATACTACTGATTGTGTTTCCTGAACCACCCAAGATATAAACCGACTTAATACCTCCAATTGAAGCATCGCGGCAACCTAAAGTTAGTCCTGCGTCTATATAACAACTCATTTGTTTATTGTTTTATTAGTTTAATTTATGTATATTATCCCAAATATACGAACTTGTCTGGCTCGTGTAATCCAACACCGAAACCAACTTTAGTTAATGAAGCAACATTATCTTCAAATGGGTCGTATTGAACTCTAACTTCCATACCATCGTCAGCAGCGACACCAACCAAGATGTTCTGTGTTGGGGCTAAAACGATTGTTGATGCTCCGTCCAATCCCTGTGTTGGAACAACAGCGATGTTAGAACCTGGTAAGAAGATAGTAGTTTCAGTTGATAAACCACTCTCATCACCCAAAGTAAATAAGTTCATAGATGAACTATCAGCCAAAGATGCGACAAACGCTCTGTAGTCAGCGAAAGACAAGAAAATAGCCAAGTCATCTCTTCTTTGGATAGAACTTGGGATATTCAATACCAAGTTGTTTAATTGTGTGATTGCGTTAGAAGCAGTCAAAGAGGTATATGTTCCACCTGAAACACCTGATGCTTTTATTTCAGCAGTAATACCACTAAATCCACAAGAGGTTCCCTTCCACAATTCAGTTTCCATAAAGTCAGCACTTCTGTTAGACAAGTCCTGAATGAATAATTCCTCAAATGGGATATTCTCTTGGAACAAAGAGTTTGTTAATGCTTGAGCCAAGAAATACTCTCTCAACTCGTTTCCGCAGTTGTTTAATCTTGCTGTTTTATAACAACCGACAATCTCAACCTGTGTAATATCAGTTGTTCCCGATGGAGTTAAACCACAAGACAAACCATCTTGCCAAACTGGGTCGTTTGCCATCACACCTACCTTCATAGATGTTCCCTTCATATTTGGGTAAATACGAGCGTATCTTGGGGTAGTAGCACCCAATACACTCTTCAATAACATTTCGTCTCCACGCTCGTTAGACCACTTGTTGAGACCTGTTAAATCATACGAAAAATCTAATTTCTTTTTCATTTTATTATTAATTAAAATACTTTTTTAGTTGTTGAACTCTGTAATCTGCGAAGTTCTCTACAACCTGTTTATTGCTTTTTGCTTTATTTTTGATATTTTCAACCTCTGGTTCTTTTTTAAGAGTATCAATATCGTTATTAACTTTGGAGAACGCCTCCTCTGTCTGTGATGAGAAATCTTGGAACAAATCCAAAACTTTAGATAATGCTTCTTTCATTTCACTAATCTCGTTTTTCAACTCAACTAATGAAGTGTCTTCACTCATTTCTTCAGTTTCACTCATTTCTTCTTCAATTTCTTTTTGTTCCACAACAACTTCAACCTCATCGGGGGCTTCTTCTTCAACTTCTTCTCTGTCTTCTCTAATTTCAACTACTTTACTTTCCTCGTCCAAAACGATTACCTCCCCTGATTGTAGGGTATGTTCGCCTGCCGGACCTGGAACCAAGTTTCCATCATCTAAAACAACATAAAGAGTATCACCCAACTCTAACTTCTCACTATCTGTGTTGTTAGTAACTGGTGTCCCGTCAGCAAGTGATGAAGTGTAAAACTTTTCTTGTTTTGTATCGGCAAACTCAAGACCTAATAGTTCTTTAATTTTACCGATTGCTTCTGTTGGTTTTAACATTTTCACTTTGTGTTTTTAAGAATGTTTATGATTTTATTATAAATATACTCATCTTTACTAAATGATTGAGTAATCAGTTCAAACTCTCCTTCAACAGATAATCCTTTAACTTTACCTGTTTTTATTTGGTTTTCCCATACATCTTCGTTCTTGACTTTGTATCCTACCATCCAGGAACCTATGGGAACATCTTTTTTTGTGTATCCTAATGAATACGCTTTATCTTTTTCATCTACGATTATCCAACTTTCAACCATATATATATCGTCAAACTTTTTGTCGGTATGTTCCAAGTTGGTATAATTTACTCTCTTTTCCATTAAGAACTTATGAGCGATTTTTTCTATTGTCTCTTTTGTAAAATATACCCAATATTCATCTCGTCCATCAAATCGTCTAATCAATCTATCAGGCAACATAGCGGGGGAATAAATCATTCTCTTTTCTTCGTCCTTCTTGAACTCAAATTGTTCCTTAAACTCCTCCTTATTCTCCTTGTATTTACAAGTTCTATAGTATGTCTTTCCGTCCTTATCTATCATATCTATTTCACCCTTACAACCCATCATTTCACTCTTCCATTCCGCCATCGTTTGGTCTTCATATACGGGTAATCCATACTCATAAAAGACTGGCATATCTTCAGGTTTTTCATCTTTGGAATATGCGACCTTTTGATTAACTCTACCTGCTGGACCTGGTGCGTTTGTTTCCACTTCTGCTTTACTTACAGCCCTTGTTTGTTTTTTTGGTATTCTTGATATATCTTCGTCAAACCATAATTGAACCCATTTGTGTCCGCAATTGGCTCCCCCGTGATAAATAAAAATATTTGGTGAAGTCCCTTTTGGACGGGGTATAATCTTTCTATCTGTATCTTCAGCGGTTAATTGTGCGTTTAAGTCCTGTATATCTTCAAATCTATAAACAAGTTGTTTCTTACCAACCATATCCTTACAGAATTGTCTTGAAGTAGAAATAAGGGGTGCTCTACTTTCACCAACAACATAGATATATCTTACTTTCTTTCCAAATCCATCTTGTATTGAAGGTGCGTTAGGGTCAGCGACAATATTGTAAAACTCTTCCCTTGAGTATTTACCATTCACCTTGTTTCTGTAATCCTCAATCAGTTTTAAACTCTCCTCCTCGTCAAGTTCTACCACATTACTTATCACATACCCATCTTCCAAGAGTTCGTCCAATTCTACCCCCTTATTTTCAGTCATAGAACAACTATCACATAACTCTTCAGTAGCACTTTCGTCCCATAACCTTTTTGTGTCCTCCATACTCTTACAAGGCATGTATAATGTCTCACCTTCGTATTCGTGGGGGTGCGAACCTTCACAACCCATAGATGCTGCGATACTCTCCGCTTCTTCCTGTGTTCTGTATAGGGGTAATCCGTCAATATCTACAACGGCTTCAAATGCGTCTTCACTTAAGTTTTGTCTTTCCAATAACCTTAACTTTCTTTGAGCCCATTTAATACCTTCATCACCTCCCCATGCGTCCCACATCAAACCTCCACAACCTTCGTCATAAGGGGTATTCTTATTTCGTCTATGTCTTTCAAATGAAGCCATACGAGCGATGGTTTCTATACTAATTTTTTCTCTATTACACAACTGATGTGCTCTTTGTTTTCCAACATTAGTTCCACAACTACCCCAACCATTCTCATCAGCCCATTTAATGGCTCTACAAGCATTATCACTTGCGGCTCTTGGGTAGTCGTTCCAACTCTCAAACTTTTCACTTGAGAAATATACCCATTCAGTTTCTATTGCGGGATTTTCTACCAAGGCAATCTCACTAACGGAAGTATAGTCATACAAACCATCAAGGGTTGTATCCTCTAATATCTCGTCATCAACTCGTAATTCGTATATTTTCATTACTAATAAATATATTATAGTTTGGAAAGTTCTTGTAAGCGTTTTTCTATCTGTTGGGCTTCAGTAATATCCTTCTCAAATACATACGCTCGTAGGGGTTCTTGTCGTGTTTTTCTCAATTCTTCTATAATTCTACTATCATCAAAATTATTCTGTATAGTTGAACCCATAAAACTTGAACCATCTAACACAAATCCCCCATTATTAAACTTTCTAAATTGTTCTTCTTGATTGTTTATTTTTTCCAACAAAGGTAAGAACCTCTTTGTTGATTTCGCATTAACTACGAACTCCCCATCACTTAATAATGCGGGGATACTATCACTTGTTGAAGTGCCAGGTCCAGACACAAAACCTCCTGTTGCGAACCCTTGTGCTCCCTGTAAGTCGTCTATCTGTGATTGTATAACCGCAATCTGTAATCCACCTGCGGTTGATACAATACCTGATTGAATAACATTAAATGGAGGGGGTAATTTTTGAGCATTTACTAACGCCTGTGCCAAGTCAGCGACCGCTTGTATCTTCGTAAATTGTAATTCCCTTAACCTTGCCTTTCTTTCAATTTCAACAATTTCTTTGTTTGCTTGTTCTGTGATTTCTGCTCTTAACGCTTCCGCTTCTTCAGTATCACCGACTATGTTATTCAAACTCTCTTCTCTTCTTGTTTCAATTCTTTCTATTTGTAATTGTGATGCTTCACCCAAAGATAATGTAAGTTGATTTAACCCATTCACTATCTCTTGGTAATTATTTAATGTCTCTTGGACGAGTTCTTCTTGTGTCTTCTTTTCAGCATCAGCATTTTCTTTTAACAAGTTTTCTCTTTGTTTTAAGAAAAACTCAACAATATTTTTCTTTTCTTCTTCTGTATCAAATATAACTTCAACCCCTTCAAGTCCCAATTGCTCCAATAGTGTAATCACCTGTTGAAAGTTTTGTTCCAAACCTGCTGTGGGGTCAAATAACTTTGTAAAGTCATATTCTTTTGATATTAAATCAAAGTTTTCTATAATAGCACCAGTAATAACTTTTATATTATCCTGTCCTTCAGCAAGGTTTCTTGTTAAATCCTCCACCTCGTTATTAACACCTCTAATAACATCTTCTGCTGTTGCTATGTCTTGTATTGTGTTAATAACATTATCAGCGGTTTCTGTAGCAAGTTTTAACGCTTCCTCTCGTGCTGCTGTTTCATCTTCATCAGCAAGTTTTCTTAATCTCGCTGTCTCCAAATATTTTTCACTAAATAATGAAATTAACTCATCTCTTCTTTCATAGAACTCTTCAGTTCCTTCTTGAAGGGTTTTTATATCAAGTCCAATTCTTTCAATCCTATCCTCTTCCAAATCAAAATCAAATAATGATGTATCCTCTGTTCCTTCAGTCGTTTCATTTAAACTTTCAAGATTATTTATCAAATCAGTTAAAGTATCACTTGCTCTTAAAATCTCTTCTTCACCACTTATCTCTCTAAAGTTTATAGAACCCTCCAATCTTAACTTTGAAGCAATACCATCTAATAGGGGTAAAACCACACTTCTAAACTCTTCAGGGACTTCCAGACCTAATCGTGTTAATGTATCAAATGCGGTAGAGTATTGTGATAATAGAGACGCTACGGCTCTCTTCTGTTCTTCAGTAAAGTTTGAACTTTCACCCAAATATTCTTCTTGGACTTCTGTAATCCTTCTTTGGAAATCATCAACATCACCTGTTGAGAAAGCCTCACTTAAGAACTCTCTTGTCTTATCCCAAGCAATACCAAAGTCGTCTGTTTGTTGTGTGGCTGCTTTAACATCAACAAAGAAATCACTAAATATATCTTTTAACGATTTTTCACTTTCATCTGTAAGTTCAATATATCTGTTTTGTAATTCAATCAACCTCTGTAATTCCTGAATGATGGGGGGTTCAGGTAATTCACCAAACTCCAATACACTTCTATTTAACTTATCTAACTCCTTTCTTGCGTCTTCCAAATCACCTTTAAACCTATCAAGTTCGTTGGTAGATATTTGTTTATCTATGTTCTCCAACTCTTTTCTTAAGGCTTCCAATACCTTCGCATTTGCCCCCGCTTCTTCTGTCGCTATTTCTATTTGAGAAATTAAATCATCATATATCTTTTCCAAATCTTCAGCACTACCTGTTAATATCTTTTGTTGGTTAATTTGAAGTAATTGTTCCCTTGCTAAATCCCTTAATCTATCAACCTCCTCATCTAATATAACTTGTCTTCTTTCCAATATATCCTCTTGGTCTCTCAACGCCTGTATTCCCTCTTGTCTTGCCCTTCTAATCTCATCTTCCGCTTGTTGTATGATACGAGCCTGAGCCTCCCTTAATTGGTTCTGTCTTTCAAGTGCTTCGTTGTTCTTATCTGTTTCTTCTGTATTTTCTTCAGTCGCATCACTCAAAGAAATAAAGGCAGTCACCAGTAATCCAACAACGGCAAGAACCGCTCCTAATGGGTTCGCGGCTATGGTTGTGAATAAAACCTTAAGGGCTTTGTTCCCCGCCACAACAGAAGTATTTAACGCTTTTTGTGCGATACTTGTTGCCAACAATCTCGCTTCCAAAGCACCCTCCAAAAGAATACGAGCCTGAAGTGCGATGTTGATTGCTCTTGTTGATGCTTCAACCGCATTATTAACATTTTCATTTTCAACACCAAATGACCTTAACGCTTCCTGTGCCAACAATATACCTGATGCCACACTCTCTGCGAAAGCGACATAAGCGGCTGTTTTTTGTTGGGGGTCTAACCCCTCAAAACTGGCTTCAAATGTCTTTAATTCACTCTTCGCTTTATTTAACTCATTTGTTAATTGGTTAAACTTTTCCGTTCCTATATCGGTGTTTTTAAGTTCTTCTGTTAATTGTTCTATAGCGGTTTCTAACTCACCTATAGTTTTAACACTTTCCTTAACACCATTAACTTCTAATTCAATTGCTATAGTTCTCGCCATACTGATAAATATTATGGGATTGGGTCATTTGGTGGTATGGTTGGATTATCAACAGGACTTTCTGTGTAATAAAAACCACCCCCAATTTGTTTTATTAAAGATACTTCTGTAAGTTTCTTTTCTGTTAAAGAAGCACCCGTTATTTTTTCAATTCTATACATACTATCCTTAATGAATATCTTGTCGTTGATATTCAGTTGTCCTATATCCTGTGGGGTCAATAGGAACTTACCAACGAACTTTCTTGCTTCATCACTATACTTCTCATTATATAGTTGTGAATGAAATGTATTAAAGACATTATTTGATGTGAATTGGTTAATACTTGATGTGTTGTTCGCAAAGAAATCCCAAGTGGGTTCAAAGTTCAAATCACTAAAATTGTCTGGGTCTGTTGAAGGTTCAATACTTGATAAATGTGATACTGCGGGATATGTAGTCCAATCGTGTATCGTAGAACCATCGTTAAACTTCCATACACTACTTGTAGATGGATAATTGGAATAGAAGTATCTATTACCCAACCAGAAGAAGATATGGGGTTCTGTAGTCGTTGGAACTCTTTTACCATCATCATCTATTTTATACATCTCCGGTATAATCACATAATTACTATTTGGTATTGTATCTGTGGGGATACTTCTAAATGGAACTTCCAACACATCTTCACCCTTGAGAATATTACTATTTTTTGTTAATAACTTTCTTCCATATATTTTGTTAAATTGATATTCATAGTATTTCCCCAAGTTTTCTTCACCTGAACTTAAGTAGGTAAATCTCTGTGATTTTGGAATATCAAAACTAAAGGGTTTAATCGTGTATGAAGACGATGTATCCAACTTATCAGTCCAATCCTTAACCTGTCTGTTTTCGTTCCTGAAATAGTAGTTAAATGGTTCTATCGTTATTGTCTTTGTATCATTAACGATGAATACCAAATTAAACATTTTTATAATACTTCTAATGAAGTCAATTGCCTTAATATCTGGCATATTCTTATTCCCCTCAAAATCACTTAAGGTGAGTGTGGGGGAACTATATAACTGAAATTGTGGTTTGGGATATGCTGAACTATAAGGTTTCAATATGAGTGTCTGTATTTGGTTAAAACCTGCTGTTCCAACACTTACACTCTCTATGAATACCCCGACATATTGTCCTGCTGTTAAACTATGTGAAAATAGTTGTAATGCTTGTTGGTCTGTATCATCAGCATCATAAGTATCCGTATCTATAATTGTTCCCGTTGGTAGTCCTTCTAAAGTATCACTCTTTCTTACCTCAACCTTAAATCTCAAATCTTCGTTAAATGAACCTGCTTTGGTATATGAAAATCTTATTGAAAATCCGTATGTTCCGTCTTTTGGAACGGAGAAATAATTGGTGGGGTCATCAAATGTGATGTTCGTTTCAGCAAGAGTATAATTATCCAAATAATCATAACCTATTGGATTTAATGACCTGAAGGGGAAGTAGGTGCCTCCTATGTGTTTTGAATATGATATATACTCATTTTCACCATTTGTAAAAACCTTAAATAAGTTAAGATTATCACCCGATGTTGGTGATGATATACCCAACTCATTATCATACCCCAAATCCATATATAATAATCTAAAGTAAGGACTTTCAAAGAACTCACTATTATATGAATATCCTGTCTCTTGAAAGATTTTATCAACAATCGCTTTTATCCTGATTGCCGGTCTCCATATACTCGGTTCAAGAGCACCAGGGTCGGTATTCATACAAGGGGAAGAACCAATACAATAATCAAAATCCCTATTACCTGAACTATCATAAGACAATCCATAATTAATCATAGGGTATATTATATCACCCCCGAATATACCTTGTGTATCACCTGTCGTAGCACTCCACGATGCGGTGATATTATCATAATTAACTTCGTGGTTATATTCAGTCCAATTAAAATCTTTTAACTCTTTATCTCCCAAAGATAAATTGAAATCCACCAACTCCTGTAGGATATAAACCTCATACTCATCATATAGATTATTTCTATATACACCATTCAATCTTAAGGTGCCTTGGAATACATCGTTTCCGTTAATTTGAACCACACAGGGTAAAGCAGAATAGGGGTTGTAGTCCGTTCCATTAACCTCATAGAAATACTTGAATATTTCACTATTATTATCGGTTGCTGGCACACGGAATGTCTTGGAGTAATTACTCCTTCTTTCAAACCCTGATAAGTCCCCATCTTGTATGTCTATCTGTATGGATACATTATCATACAAATCAATAGGGGTCATAAAGTTTGTCCTACTGGCGTCCTGTGTTTTAACTAATAGTAGTGTATCCATTACTTATCCAATAATTTAATGTTATTAGCGAACTCAAATTGAATGGTAATATTTGTTAATTCTTTTCCTCTACCCTTCGTCTTCTTATCAAATGTGTTGGATATAATGTTTATCGGGAATGGAACACCATTATCCAATATCATATAAACATCATTTGATGTGAATAACTCCTCAAGGTAATACATATCAGGTTCGTTAATGAACCCTGTATTGTATGTGTGTATCTCCCTTATCTGTGTCGCATAATCAGTCAATCCACGAGCATAAGGGGTTTTAATGGGGTTAGATGAACCATAACTAATATCAAATTGGTTGTATCTTTCCCTATCTATTTCAATCTGTTCTATCTTCTTTTTATTAAACTTGAAATAATCCCAAGTTCCATATCTGTTCTTAAATAAGAACTGGTTTGTATCATAAGGATTATCACAATCATCTACAATATTGAATTGGAATATCTCACTTGAATAATCCCAATCAGGACAACTACTTCTACTACCCGATGGAGGTGATGATGGGTCATAAGTGGGAGTGGGGGTCGGGTAGTTTGCTGCCTTTGTTGGTTGAGCCCGACAAGGATATTGTAATTTACACGCATCACAATTGGCATGGGTGGCTCCTCCTGCTATGAGTATTGCCGCTCCTGAAATCTGTTCGTCAGCATAATAACAGGTATTGTTATAAACCCTTACAGACCCCGTATATCCACTTTGAATACCTGCGAGTATTGTGTTTTCAGGATTACAACAACTTCTTAATCTCCACGATGTATAACCCTCTGGTAAGGTTGTGGGAGTGGGTGTCGGGGGAGGGGGTGAAGGAACACCCCTTAATTGAAGTGTATAATATTTTGTTCCACTTGGTATAAACAGGTTCTTTGTTCCTGCTGCGATATGAACCACATTCCAATAGTCCTGTGTCTCATCTGTGGGTAATGAATAATTCTCATAATCTTCATCACAAGTATTTCTGGGGCCTCCACCATTTTCTCTTGTATTAGATGTGGTATAACCTGATATTAATGCTCCTTCATTATCATAAAAATTATATTCACAATCATATACATAAGAGTAATCACCATTTGGTTCTGCTTCACTTGGTAGTATATAATTCAACGCAGATAATGTGAAATAATCATCTTCTCCTATGTCTCTTATTCTTGGTGAGTTGGTTAAGAACAACGATTGGTATGAGGGGAATGTCCCATCATAACCAGTCATAAAAAACTTGTCCGTATCCAACTTGGGTAAGTTAGAAAATATATTTCTACCCATAGTCCCCAAGAAACTCCTTTGTAGTCCTGATGGATATGCTGGGTCTCCTGTCCCTGAACCAATACCACTATACCCTATAGGTTGTGATGAAATGGTTGATGAATGTTCTTCACCGAAATTAGCCCACCAATTCACCACCTCGTTCTGTTGAGGGGTTGTAAAGTATTCTGTTTGATGAACGAATAATGATGTTCCACCACCACCTGTTGTTGCTGAAAATGCTATGGGTGCGTTCCTTGCGTAATCGTGTATAATCTCTCCTACGGGGATAATACCTAAACCTTCAGGGTTGGGGGTTAATTTACCTGTAAAGACCTTTTCACCAAAGACATATAAATCATATACATATCTAAAATTAAACTCTTCATTTGTGGTTGCTGAAACCACAAAATAATTGTCGGGGGATAATGTTGGTTGTGTCCCCTCAATATCTTTTATTATACTAATCTGTCCCATTATTGATTATATGTTATATCTCTTGAACTTCTTGATAATACCAATAGTTTTTCATCTACGAACTCTTCAAATTGTTCTGCGAACTCGTCCTCACCTTTATCTACCATCTCATCTATTATATTATCAATTGCGTTGTTTATAAAGTTTATTCCCCCAATACCTTTCATCCAGACACTTCGTCTAACAAGAAACGATGTTGTCTCAAATGAAAGACCGGGGAATGTTCCTATCTTCTGTCTAACCCAAGTATCTATTGCGTCTCTAAAAACCTTACTACCAGGTTTTCCATTACCACCAGGGTTTCTACCCCTATCTACGAACTCATAATAATCTTCCATTACAATAAGTCCCATCTCTTCACCATCAATCTCTCTTATCTCATATCCAATACTATCACTCAATCTCTTTGTGTTGTTCTTTGGATATTGTCCTATCGTTTTGGGAATACCTTTTGTATTCCTATTCTTATTATATTCTCTTGGTTGGTATTTCTTTGCCAGTTCAACCTTGAGTTGTTTAACGAGTATTTCTAACATCTCCTCCATCACTCAATCACTACCATATTACTACAAGTGTTTATACTATCTCTAACAATAAATGTTATGTCTAATGAAACACCCCCGATATAGTCGTTAAATCTTTCTTGGAAGGGTATAGCACTTACAGGTAAAGATATATCAAACAACTCCGTTAAATCAACGGAATTGGGGTTAGATGGGGGGTTGGTAATGTATGATATTAAATCCTTCGCAATCATACTCATATTGGATATGGAGTTCTTACCATCATCATAGTCCTCCTGTAATATATCACCAAAGACAATACTAATCGTATATTCTGTTGTCGTTTTATTATATGTGATATTCTGTGGGGTGATAAAAAATAGGGGGTATTTAACATCATCAACTTCTTCATTCCTTCTTGAGAAATCAACAAGGTTTCCAAACCCATAGTTGTTTATCTGCTTGTGATATTTTGCGAACTTGAATAATTCGTCAATAACACGATTAAAAGTCATTTCAGGATATATCATCTATTTTGTTTTTGTCTTGCTTTCTTTATGGCGTTTAATTCTCTTGTCTGTTTGTCCTTGATATATGATAAATAGTTAAAACATCTACTCGTTGAGTATTTTAAAATTATATCAATCTTTGTTATGTCGTCTTGAGCCAAAGTCATCAGTTGGGTTTGGTAAAACCTTGCGGTATTTTCCCAACCAGCCAGTTCGGTAGTATCTTCTTCATATAACTTACTGCCTTCAACCTCCTCTTCATTCTCTGGTTCCTCCGTCTCAAAATATGTAGCGTATCTTCTGTATATGTCTTTGTAAAGGTCAAAAAAAAACGCGATGCTCCTGATACAATATCAAAGGGGAGTTCCAAGAACTCTTCTGCTCGTTTTAAACAATCATCGGTGTCGTAAGGTTCTAATATATACTTCTTACCTAATTGTGCTTGTATGGGTCTGTAATAAAGTGCCACAATCTTATTTAGATTATCGTTGAACCCCAAACTGATAAAGGTTTCCAAATCTATCCAACCCCCAAAGTTAAGTTTTGTTAAATCTGTTTCAAGTCCATATAACTTACCATTAAACTCAAAGGTTGCTTGAACGGGGTTCTTCTTATCCTCCATCTTCTCCTTCATAATCTTATTAACAAGATATAATGTTCTTTTACTATCAATCTTTTTGATTTCCTTTTCAGGAACACCAGTAATTGTCTCAAGTAATTTGGGGGTGGATAAATCCCCTTTCTGTATCTTCTGTAGGGTCATATACTCCCCAAGTGTTAATCGTTCCTTTACGGAGTATTTCTGTCCGTCTATCGTTAAGTTAATACTCATATCTTGTTCCAAGTTTTTCCTGTTATACAATTTGAAATTGTGGTTTTGGCAACATCAAACATCGCTGCCAGTTGTGAATAACTATAAATATTTTTTGAATACAAATCTCTAATCTCTTGTGCTAATTCCATATTGAGTTTATTATATTCCCTTCTTCTACAATTAAACGCATTTGTCGTTAGTCGTAGGTTCTCCAACCTATTATCAAGTTTATCGTTGTTGATATGGTCTATCGTCATCTTGGGGGGTATGGGTTCGTTGAAGTATTCATAGACGAACCGATGGACTGCTGATGCGTGTGCTGCTCCATCATAATACATCTTAAAATAATAATACCCCGATGGGTTAATCCAACACTTCATTTCTTTTCCGTGTTCGTTATATACCTTTCCTTCTTTG